CAGAGACTGGCTGAGATCGCAAATGGCATGATTCAGCGTCAGCAGGCAAAGCCTGCTGCGCCAGAAGCCAAGCCTGAGTCTGGTTTTATGCCAGCATTGTCTTCTGGTATTGAGCGTTTTAAAGGCCAAGCCGCTGCGCTTGCTGGCCGTGCAGGTCTTACAGACATAGACGCGGCTGAAGCCTACTACAAAGCCCAAGAAGAAAAAGCAAGCAAGATTTTCCAACCTACAGAAAAAGGTTGGACTGAAGCACCCCTTACAAAAATTGGCGAACTGGCTGGCGGTTCTGTTCCGTATATGGTTGCCCCTATTTTGGCGGGGGCTGCTGGTGCAGCTGCCGTCCCCGGTGCCGTAGTTGCTGGCCTTGGCTCTGGAACACTAGGCGTTTTGGGTGCAAGCGCTACGCAATTTACGGGAACCAACTTAGCCGCACAAATGGGCACAGGCAAGCGTTTGGCTGAGACAGATCTTGGAGCCGCTGCCCTTGCCGCTATACCTCAAGCCGCGCTTGATACGTTTGCATTAAAGATGATTCCCGGCATCAAGGGTTTGTTTGGTCAAGCTGGACAAAAACTTACAAATGCCGAAGCCAAGGCAATTGCTACTCAAGGCATGGGAAAAACCCTACAAGACTACGCACTTAGTACCGGCAAGGTTATGGGCGCTGAAGGTTTGACAGAAGCCAGCCAGCAAGTCTTTGAGCGTTTGCAAGCAGGGCTAAGTCTTACAGACGAAGACGCTCGTCAAGAATACTTTGACAACTTCATTGGCGGTGCTGTATTAGGCGGTGTTTTAGCCCCCGCAGGACGTTTTGCTGAGCGTAGCGGTATTCAGAAACAAGCCAAACTTGCAGACATCCAAGACCGCGTTAAAGCCGCGGCTGAAAAAGCACAGGCCAAAGCACAGCCAGCAGAAGTTGAAGGTGAAATCCCTGCGTCTGCCCTTGAGCCGGAGATGCTCAGACTGCCTGCACCTACGCCACAACCTCCAGCACCCCCTGCACCCATAGTTGAGACCACACGCCCCGGCGCTGTCATTGCCACTTCGGATACGCGTACTCCTGCCTCTACACAGCAGTTTAATCTTACTCGTGCCATGGAAGAGCACGACAACTTGCGCAAACAGTTTAGCGACATAGAAGACCAAATGGTCAAGGCAACTCCTGATGAGTTTGCCAAACTGCACCCTGTGTATGTGGACACCAAGACCAAGATGGATCAGCTTGGCGCTCAGATCAATACGGCTGGTGGCGTTGCCGCCAGTGAGACAGACTTTGAAAAGCAAGCTAACCAAACCCTGACAAAACTGACAAAACAGTTTGAGGACGCCAAGCAAAAAGGCGATATGGAAAAGGCCAACAAGCTTGCGTTGGCCATCAAAGATGCTACAGCCGACTTTGAAAACCGCCGTGGTGCATTGGCGGCAAAGGCAGAAGGTCAAACCAAACGTGGTGAAACGCGTGATCTGTTTACCGAAGAGCCAGAACAACCCGCTGGCGAAAAACTACGGTATGAGAATTACAAAAAACAACCTGTCAGCACCGGCATAGCGGCAACCAAAGAAGAAGCCATGGGTGTGGGCGAGAAAAAGCCTACCAAGTCTGAAGTTATCAGCGAAGAAGCCATCATGGGCGCCCAGAAGAAACTGGACGCAGCCAACGCCGCCTTGCCTGCATTGACAAAAGCCAAAGACCAAGCTGGCATCGATGCCAAGGTCAAAGAGATTAACGAGCTTGAGGCAGAACTTAACCGTTTGCATATTGGCCGGCGGCCAAAACTTGCCGCTGAAGACATCTTTAGCAAGACCAACGTTATGCGCACGGCCATTAACGAGGGTGACTTTGAGACAGTTCTCGAAGTGGCAGAGCCCGTTACGGAAGAAGTCCGAGCAGAAAGAAAGCAAGCATCAGAAGCGCAGCGCAACGTCCGTGAGAACTTAATCAAGTCTTTAGACGAGCGCCTGAACTTGGCCGGTACAAAGCGAACCCGTGTTGCTGATGAAGATACGTACCAACGCACAATGGATGAGATCGAGGCGCTTGCGCGTCACGTTGAGTTTCCACAAGGCAATGCCAAGAAGTCTGTGCTCCAGATGTTGCAGGACATTACAGACGAGCATGCGCGTCTTGAGAAGCAGTTAGAAACAGGCATAGCCACACCCACGTTGGGCGAAAAGACAGCCACACTGCAAGCCAAGTTTGGTAAGGGCAAAGCCCCTGCCGCTAATCGTCAGATGGACGCAAGTGAGCGCCACAACGTACGCCGCAAGATGGACTCGTTGGTCAAACGATACAACGCAATGGAAAAAGGCAAGGTTGCCCCATACCGCGAAAAGATTTACTCCTTGTACAACGGCATGTTCAAGACAGAACCTGCCCAAACATCAGACCAACTTAAAGCGGCAAAAGCTGCCGAATCTGCTCGTCAAGTCGAATCTACAAAGAAACGTGATACGTCAGACTGGAAAGCGCCGCTTGTAGAACCCGCACCTACTGGCGCAAGGGTCAGCCGTGCCACAGCTACAGCCAAACGTGTTAATGCCGGAGACTTGCGCAAAGAAGCCATGAAGACAGTGGAACTGTCTCAGTTGGCGCGTGAGTTGGGAGAAAAGACCCCTGAGTACCAAGCCTATGCTGCCGACACCGCCAAGCGCCTAGGTAAGTTGGTTGACAAATACGGCAAAGATGACAAGGCCGTTAACGCGTACCGCATTGAAATTACAAACGAGCGCCCCATCAAAGCAGAAGAGCTTGGCCGTAAATCACCCGAGTACAAGAAAGCTTTGGATGCGCAGGCTAAGAAGCTTAGAGAAGCCGTTGCACCTACTGGCGAGCTTAAAGTTCAGTCTAAGCGCACACCGCAGGTTACCCGCAAAGCATCTGGTGCTCCCGGCCAATTCCGTACTTCTACGACAGAAAGCAAAGCCGAGACCGAACAACGCGTTCAACGCTACAACCGCCTCAAAGGGATCAAGAAAGACTTTGACGAGGGCATTGCCTCTGAGAGAGAACTGCCAGCCCGTGGCGTAGAGGGCGTAACCCCTGACCTGACAGAGAACCAAGTCACAGCGCTTGAGAACAATGATGTTCGCAAAGCCCTGAATGACATGGCCAAGGATCCCCGTACAAGCAAGCTAAACAGCATCGTGGCAACACGCTTGGCTGGGCTTCTCGATACGACTGAGATTGTTTTGAAAGACACGCTGGTTGATGGCGAAGGCAACGAAGTCTTTGGCGCAGCCAACATTAAGCGTAACCGCATTACATTGAGCCGCGATGGTGGCCTGTCACAAGAGGTGTTGTTACACGAAGGTACGCACATTGGCGCTGAGCGCGTCATCATGCAGTACGAGACAGACCCATCCAAGCTGACAGAGCTTCAGCGCGTAGCTGTACGCGAGTTGATGGCCATCCATGCCGCAGTTAAGAACGATCCACGCATCACCAGCACCAATGCCAAGGGCAGTCTGTCTGAGTTTGTGGCCGAGATCATGTCTAACCGCGTCTTGCAAGAGCAGATGCGTACCAAAGCTTGGAGAATGTCTGACGCATGGAACGGCTTTAAGAGCGTCATCTTGCGTATGCTGGGCATTGAGAAGCCCGAGACGATGTTGGGCGTTGCTATTCAATCTGTCGATGCTATCTTTGTTCCTGCCAGTGCCAAGGTTGACGTCAAACCTTCTGGCCAGCGTAAGTTAGCGCAGAAAGACATAGCCGCTTTGCATACCGGTAGTAACTCGATGAAGCAGTTTGCCGAACAGTTCGGCCCTGACATCAAGCAGAAAGATCGCACAGTACAGGACGCAGAACGTATCGGCACTGAGTACATGGACAAGATGTACAACGACCCTTATGAGTACGTACAAAGGGCAGACCCAGATAAGCTTGACTATACGTCTGCCACTACCATGTCTGACGGCAAGCAGTTTGACCCTGATAACGCTTTGCACTACGTTGAAGCTGATGCGGCAGTGTTTGCTAACTTAAAAGCACAAGCAGACTGGGACTTGCGTGACAGAGAAGCCGTGGCAATTAACCGCCAACGCCAGAAAGACTTGAAGTCTTTAATTAAAAACTTAATGGACGAGCCGTTTTACACCGTTGTTGAACAGGCGTTGGTGGCAAGAGCCGCGGCTAAGTATGCGGTACTGTCTGACAAAACAGGCCGGTTGCGTTTAGCCAATATTGAAGCTAACAACCGCCACAACATTGCTGTGGTAAGTGCGGACGATGCGGGGCGTGTGATTGAAGAGTTACGTGCTGGCAAAGGTTTAAAGCAAGCTTTCCTTGATGGCATGCAAAAGAACGCCGACGAGAACGCCAAGAAAAACGGCAACAAAAACGGCTGGCAAAAGTTTGTACAGTCTAATGACGAGAAAGATGCAATTGCACTTAACGCCGGTGCAGCCGGAACTCCTTGGTGCACAGGCGCCAGCGTAAGCACGGCACGCGGACAAATTGAACGTGGTGATTTTTATATCTATTACCAAAATGGTAGACCAGAAGTTGCTGTGCGCATGGACGGGTCTAGCAAGATTGGAGAAATTCGCGGTAACTCACCTAATCAAGCACTGTCTAAGCCTCAACAAGAAATTGCGTTTAACTTTTTGAACAGTAACAATTTTGAAGGCGCGGAAAAATATACCTCTGAGTTTGCAAAGAAACAACTGTTGATTGACGTTTTAACCAACAAACGAGAACTGACCCCGCAAGAATTAGCGTCTTCTGCTGATTGGAATTTGGTTAGTAATGGCGAACTGTCTGACTACAAAGTTAAAAATTTATTTAATTTCCGTACAGTAGACGGTTACGGTGGCCGACCTGCAGCATCAGATAAAGTCATTAAAGAGCTTACTGACAAATTAAACTTTGCGTATACAAATGCGTACGAGCAAAACTATTTTGTTGGGGCGCCTATCTCTTTAAGGCCGACAGAACCTGACACCGTACACAAATTTAAATTTAATGGCCAAGAGTACACAGCAAGTCAAGACGAAATCAAAGCCGTTGGCACTATCGGTATTAGTTCGTGGAAACCAGTAGACGACTTTACAACGTTGCCTGCGCTAGAGTACGTTAACAAAATTGACATGTTTAGCGCCACTAAACTGTCTTTACCCTTGATTAAAAACGTAAATGAACTAACCGTATTTAGTGCTGTAGATGGCAATGGCAAACCCTTACAAGCTGAAGTTGCGTTGGCTAATGGCAGTGTTGTTAGAAATGCCCAAGCTTGGGGTAATGACCCTGCGCATGTAAAAATTACAGGCGCAACTCAATTTATTGACGTACGAAAACTTGGCAATGCTTTCCGCCCATTACATCTAGTAGCGCCTGACGCGCTGTATGTAAACGTACAAAAAAATGACGGCAACATAGTTAGTCTGGCAAACGTTCTTGCTGCAAATCTGCAATCAGCGGTAAAGAAAAAATTAAAAGAAGCGGGGCTGACACGATTTAACACCGATATTCCTTTTGAAGATCTTGACTCTTCGACACGCAAAGCGGCTGAAAGTTTCTTTAAAGACGCTGGCAAGCGGATTGATTCTAAGTTTATAAACGATGTGTACGACAGACTTGGTGGTGAAAGCGGCACTATCAATGCAGAAAATGTTGCTGAGTTTTTTGGATTGATGGCTACGGAAAAACGCGGGATGTTTAGTCGCGGTGAAGATTTGTCTTTAAAAGACGCAATGACTGTTGTTGCTAAATTTAACGATTTGTTTAATTCTTCAGACAGAATTGGTTCAGACATAGGCAACATTACAGCGCCTAAGATGATTGCTGAAGCACCGCCTGTACAAGCGTTGACTGAGACTGACGACTTAATTCGCTACGCGCCCAAGCCAAGTGCGCCGGGCTATGAAGATGCGTTAGATACAAGTAATAAGATCATTGCTTCACCTAAGACAATCCGTCAGCGGGTTGAGGCTAACCTTGGTTTGGCGTTCCGTACCCAAGTGCTTGATCGCTTGGCTCCGCTTGAGAAGGTGGCCAATGAGATGCTTGAGCCTCTGAAGGGCATGCAAATGATGTACTACTTGCGTATGTACGATCAGCGTATGTCTTACAAACAGCAGGGCGTTGGCGTTGGTGTGCCCCAGCGTGTGGCCAAAAAGCGTGCCGATGGCGAGACCGAATACGTCATCGAGAGCGTTGAAGGCCCAAGTTTGGCAAGCGTGGTTGGTATCCTCAAAGATACGCCCAACATGAACGCTGAAGCGGCTAACCGCCTATTCACCATGTATTTGCTAGGCAAACGTGCCGAGCGTGTGGGCTATGACAAGCTGAACTTTAAAGTATCAGAGGCAGAGCTTCGCGCTGTGGTTAAGAAGATTGATGGTGACGAGGCCGTGCGGGATGTTTTCACTAAAGCCCGTAACGAGTACAACTCTTACAACAAAGGCTTGATGCAGTTGGCAATTGACTGCGGTGCAATCACCCCAGAAGAAGGCGCTCGTCTGTCTGCCAGCAACGACTACATCCCGTACTACCGCGAACAAAACGGCAACGCTGTGTTGGTCATTGGCGGCGAAGGCATAGTTAAGATTGGTAACTTGCGTGAGCAGCCGTATCTGAGAGAGTTAATTGGCGGTGAAGACAAGGTGCTGGACTTCATGACCAGTTCTGTCCAGAACACATCGATGCTGATTGATATGTCTTTGCGCAACCTTGCCGCTAAGAACGCTATGTACGAGTTGGTTGGCTTGAAGCTGGCTAACTTCCTTGGCGCACCTATAGCCGGCAAGGACATCGTGACGTTTAAAGACAAGGGCGTTGAGAAGTACGTGCGCGTAGCTACTAACGAGATTGGCATCCCGTCTGACTTGTTGGTCAAAGGCATGGAAGGTATCCCGCTTAACAACACAGGGTTGGTGGCTGCCATGGGCATGCCTGCTACGTTCTTGCGTAGAGCCGTCACGATGTCTCCGCTGTATGCGTTCCGTCAGCTAGTACGAGATTCTGTAGCGGCTCCGCTACTGTCGGGCGCTAACTTTACCCCTGTCATGGGGGCAATCAAAGAGCTTGGCGCATCAGCTACAAAGACCACGCTTGAGCGCAGGGGCATCACAGGCGGTCAAATCTTTGTGGGCACAAACGAAGACCTGACCAAAATCTTGCGTGACTTGCAGTCCGGTAAAACACTTAACTGGTCAACCCTGATTAGTAAGGCCGAAGGCTTGTCAATGGAAGCAGACGCGGCTACTCGCCGCGCTCAGTACAACAGCTACCTTGAGCAAGGTCTGTCAGAGATGGAAGCTACGCTGATGTCTCTGGAGTCCATGAACTTTAACCGCCGCGGTGTGTCGACTAGCATTGCATTGGCTTCTAGATTGATTCCGTTCTTCAACGCCCAGTTGCAAAGCTTGGACGTTCTGTATCGGGCGTTTCGCGGCAAGATGCCTATGGACGAGCGTTTGCAAATCCAAAGCAAATTGCTGCAACGTGGTTCCTTGCTGGCGCTTACCGCCGTTGCGTACACCTTGCTCATGCAGGACGACGAGACATACAAGAACGCCAACCCTGATGAGAAGTACGGTAACTTCTTTGTGCATGTGCCCGGTATGGATGGTGCGCTTCGTATCCCCATTCCGTTTGAGGTGGGCTATATCTTTAAAGGTATCCCCGAGGCGCTTATCAATACCATGCGTTCAGAGCAAGGCGGTGAAGAAGCGTTCAAGGCGTTCAAGTCTATTGCGCTTCAGACCATTCCGGGCGGCACATCGTTGTTTTTGCCTCAAGCCCTCAAACCGTTTGTCGAGAACGTGTCCGGCTATTCGTTCTTCTCGGGGCGTCAGCTTGAGTCAGCCAAAGAGCAGATGCTTGAGCCTGCGTATCGCTATCGTGATAACACCACAGAGATAGCCAAAGGCATTGGTAAGATGTTTGATGTCTCGCCTATCAAGATCGAGAATCTTGTGCGTGGGTACACAGGCGGCATGGGCTTGGCGTTCTTGCAAGCGGTTAGCTTGGCGGTTCCAGTCAAGGGCGGCACGCCCGAGCAGGCTTCCAAACGTCTGTCTGATATGCCAATTGTTGGTGGGCTGTTCCAACCTGAAGATGCAGGCGGCAGAATCAACGCCATGTACGAGCACATAAAAGAAGCCCGTCAGGTACAGAAGACCTTTGAGGACTTAGTCAAGGATGGTAAACGCGCAGAAGCCAAAGAGTACTTGCAAAAGAACATTGGCACGTTTGCGCAAGCTACGATGGCCGGCAATGTAACTCAGCAGATGAACATGTTGTCTCAAGCAGAAACGGCCATCAAAGCGTCTGACATGCCACCAGAGAAGAAGCGTGAGGAGCTTGATAAGATTCGTCAGATCAAAATCAAGTTTGCGGCTTCTGTGCGGGAAGTTTTCGATAAAACCAAACCCCAGTAAAGCCGTTATGGATGCCTGTGGTAGCACGGGCATCCAGTATTCTCAGCAACACGGCCTTCTTCAAACCTAGTTCACGCACGACTTCCGTATCAAGGCAAGGGACAAAGAACCCCTGACCCTTTTCAACTTTCGTCCACGGGAACTGGATTGAGGATGTCTTCATTTAAGTCTTCAACTCGCCTTCTGATTTTCATCACCGCTACGCGCATTTGGGGGCCTTTGGTCTTGGCCATCATGTCTTTCTTGACATACTCAACCTGAAACTGATCCTCAAGCTGACGCTTAAAGGAAGTGTAGCCAAAGCTCATGGATGCGCAATAGGACTTAAGCAGTTGCTCCTCGATAAAGTAATCGATGTACTTGGGCGTTAGCTCATGCTCGACACGGCCTAGCACCTTGTTACGGGTGATAGAGATGTCGATCTCCTTGCCGCTACCCAGTTCTGCCATCAAGCCGCCAGTGCTAGGACGAATCACCACAAAGCTGCCATAGCTATCACGGGTATAGGCGTTCAGCACATCTTCAGCCGTGCGCACACTGCTCTTCATGCTAGCCCGCATGTTCTCCACAACCTTCTTGAAAGCGTTGATGATGGGGCGGTAGGGTATCTCAATCACGCCAAGCTCTTTAAACGCTTTCAAGCCGCAGACAGTAGCACCGATACCCGCCATCCAAAAGCGCTCGTCATTGGTAGCGTTGAACTCTTTGTACATGGCAGTCACGGCACTGCTGACCATCTCAGGGAAGGTGGCTGCATTGTCGGCAAGGTACTGCGCCAAGGCAAATCCTGCCACGCCGTAGTTGTGCTGAAGTGATTTGATGATCTCAATCTCATGGGGCTCCCAAGTCAACTCGTCCTCAAGCACGAACTCCAGTAAGCGGCGCAGTTCACCCTCAGATGAATGGTTGCGTCCACCCGTCAGGTAGTCCACGATGTGAGTGTTAGACGACATGATGGCGTTGGTCATCCATGTGGACAGGTTCAAGCGCTCTTTGTTGGAGCCAGACTCCATACGCTCCTTGCCCCGGCCTTCGGTCATGTCGAGCAGGAACTCAGGCAACCACTCAAAGTCCTTGCGGTTCTTGGCGGTGATCTCATCGGTGATGAGTGGGTGGCTGTTGAGCAAACCCAAGCGCTGTTGCATGGCCACAGGGGATGTGCTCTTGCCTGTGCGGTAGTGCGTTGGGTGTCCCCATACTGAGGCCGCGGCTTCCAGAGACAGAGACTTACCCGTCCCCGACTCGGTTGAAGCACAGTGGTACGTCATGCCGTAGATACCTGTGAAGCGCATGAAAGGCGCTCCAGCACCGACAAGCAAAATGGCTAAGTGATTCCACATCTTCTTAGCGATAAGCATGTTGACGAATGCTCTCCAGTTGTCGATCGATCCCTTGGGTTCGGTATTGACCGTGATGTTCTCAAGACCGGGCATTGGCACCTTGATTGGCGGTACACCCTTAGAGAAGATACGCCCTGCATAGACGTACGTATTGTCTGCTTGCCAGCCGTAGCTGTCGGGAACCTTAACGGCTACCTTGTTTGTACTAGATTCTTCCACGCATGCCCTCACATACTCAAATAAGTTTTTGTCATTGTTTGATCCAAATGCTGCAACCACGTTTTGGCTTGCCAGCGCTTTAACGGTTTCATCCTTACTAACCACAGCCTTTTGCGGCATCACTACATTCACAGCGCCTTCGGGTTTGAGCGCAATCATGTGCACTGTGTGATCACCGTTGCTGTTGAGGATGTCCACCACGAATAACTCGTAGGGCAACAGCATCACCTGCTTTTTAGTTTTAGCCCCATCAGCGTCCTCGACTGTACGCTCCATGAAGATGCCCCCGTTTGTGCCGTAGGCGTAACCCCGTGGCGGTGTTGGGCGCATGACCTTGATGGTCTCCTTGGCTGTGGCACTGCTTTCGCCTGAAAGTTTTACCTCAATCTCTTTCTCCTCGATCTCCACCGATGTCTCACGCCCAAGTAGCAAAGGGTTGGTGATCTTGCCCCAGTGTGTACATGATGGGCATATACCGGGGTTCTCGCTGTCCATCTTGATGCAAGGGTATGGGCCTTTGATACCCTGAAGCTTTTGGTTCATGCGCTCAGACTCATACGGGTGCATTTGACTAAGCCACACTGCCGCCTTGTTGCCGTCCTCACAGACCTTAGTCCATGACAACAAGCCTCTCCAGATCGGCTCCATGCCTTCTTCGGTTGCGTGTTCAACGTAGTGCGCAAGCTGGTTGCAACCTTTTGCGTTTTGCGTAGCCAGCCAGATTGGTTTGAACTTGGTCACGGTGTTAGCAAAAAGAGTGACACTGGTTGCCGAAGGAACAGAAGCCCCAGCAGGGCGAGTACCCGCCAACTCTAGCTTCGGCACGGCCTGCGTTTCGTACACAGAGCCAACAAGTTTGTCCCTGATGAGGGTAGCCAACGCATCGAAAAAGAACGTGTCACCCTCAGACAGTATGCGCACAGGGCGCGGTGTTGCGTACTTCTTCTTAAAGTTGGTAGTGCCGGGCACACGCAAGACTCGGGCGGCATCTGCCGTCACGGTCATGTCGATAGCCAAGCTCTCCTGTTTGCACAGGCGTTTGAAGTTCTCAGCGACAGGCTTCCAAGACTCAATAGGCACAGCCTCAGTCAGTGGCCAGTAGCAATGCAAGCCGCCACCAGAACCCACCACATAGGGCGTACCCAAGGCATCTAAGCCCGTATTTTCCAAGAACGCATTAAGCGCAAGGGCGGCATCTTTCTTCGATGCGTACCCGTCCATGTCAATGAACAGGGCTTTTACGAACCTAGCGTTTGCGGCAGTGCGGTTGTTCTCCTCGCCAAAGGTAGCCAAGGCAAAGTAAACGTCACACTTGTTCTGATGCCAAGTCTCAATTGGCTCAGTGGTCTGATCGAGCGTGTCAACAAAGGCATGCTCTTTCTTCTTTGTAAGCTCTGCTACGCAGTACCGACCAAATTCTGGCGGTGGCAGAACAACCGCTAAAAAATTAAGCGGAGTCATTAAAGTCCTTGCGGTTAGAAGAGTTCGAGTTGTCGTGCGTCTGTAGTGGCAGGGCGTTCCATGATTGGGTAACCCGCAAGGCGGCTGAGTAATTCCCTCTGCCAGTTTTTAGGCAAGCCTTCAGGCGTGTGCACCATGTCTTCAGCGAACCGAATCAGTTCTTGCGTGGTGAGGGATTGAGGTTGTATTCCGTACATATTTTTCTCCATGCCTCATCCGCTGTGCGTGAGGTCTGCATTATTTTGGTTAAGAATTCGACGCGGTTACGATAGGCCACAAACACTTCCGTGCCAGTGAACCAGTTGTAGACCGTCTGCCGAGAGACGCCGAGAGCATAGGCAATCTTCGTGACTGGGAAGTCAAGATGGATTGCCCAACGCCCAAGCTGGTTGCCCAGAGACTTGGGTGTCTTCGCTACTTCGTCAATGATTTTTTGTGAGTAGGCCATGTATATAGGTGGGGGTACTTGTAGGCAGTTGGCGACGCGCAGTTAAGCACCCAGTCGTTTCCCACGAACTTTCCCCCCGATTTAGTTACTCATCGTCCCAATCAGCAACGATGTCGGCCAGCTTGTTCTTCTTAGCTGGTACGGACTCAACCTTGGTTGCGGCTTTGCGCACTTCGGGTTCTTCTTCAGCTTCGACCTCAACGGCCTTGGCTTTCTTAGGCTTGGCGGCTTTAACTTCGGCCATAGCCTCTGCTTCGTCTTCGTCAAGCATTGCGCCCATCGGTTTAGTGTCAGGACGCTTGCCTTCGATAGCCAAAGGTGCAGGGGCCACAACGCCATCAGCGGCGGCAGGGGTAACGGCTACGGCCTTCTCAGCATCCTTGGACTTGGACTGCTCAACGGCGGTCTCGTACTCATCGTCAGTCAACCAACGCACAGGGGCGAAGATCAGCTTGGGCGACTCAGCCTTGGTGTCGAACTTCATACGAGTCACGATGGCATCCAAGTTGACAGGAGGCGTCTGAGCCGCCATGTAGCGAGCGTAAGCTTGCAGAGGGCGCTTCTCACCATCTTCCTTGCCGAAGATAGATGTGGCTGGCAGGGTGACCTGCAAGACATCACCGTCAGGGTTGTTAGCCAAGACCACAGCCAAGCGCTGTTGGTAACGGCAGGCACGGCTTTGACCATTGCCAGACCCAGCGATGTTCTGTGGGCATGTGGTACAGCTTGCAGACTGACGATTCTTCACGCCTGCATCGGGCTTCTCGCCATCAGCAGATGTGCAGTCAGGGGCGGCTGCAGCCGCGTCTTTGTCGTAGGAGCCTGCGTAGAAGATACGGCTGACCTTGGGGGCCGCCTTGACCACGATCACATCCAAGTGACGGTCTTCGATCGATGCGATCTCCTTGCCACCGGACAACAGTCGGAACACGCCACCTTTGATGGAGACGCGCTTCATGCCTGCACTGGTGTTAACGCCACCGGCCAGAGCCAAAGTTGTGGCAGAAAGTTCTGCGTTCTTAGCGAAAGCAGGAACGTTTGAGGGATTAAACATAGCGATATTACTCATTTTTATTTCCTTAATTGAGGGCGGTACTAAATCCAGAGACTTGACGTGCACGCAATTCAGCTAAGCACGCGGCGGCGGCGGTAAGTGCTACATCATCGTCAGCGTCAAGGTGCACAACGGCGTGAGCAAACAAGTTAAGCGTGACTTCGAGCAAATCAAGTTTCGAGAGGTCAAGCGGTTTGAGGGAGTCCATCATGACATTCATTGCGTTTTGTCGACGCAACTTGTCTTCGGGTAGAGCTTCTTTCATAGTGTTTTTCAAGTTGGTTTGCGTACAGAGATGTCGAACTCAGATGTTGAATTCAGACCGGGCGGTACGACCCCGGGGTTTTCTTCCAAGAACTGCGCCATGTTGAGTTGCGCAATTCGTTTTTCTAACAAGTCCACGGCCTCATGCTCAATCATAAATTTCTTGAACGAGTCCCAGTCTTGTGTGTAGTAACGAGTCTTCACGGACATAACTGCCGTGCCCTCGGTAGTGCGTACAGATGTGACCCCCATGGCCTTCATCTGCTCTTTGATCGCATTCTTGATCTCGTCCTGTTGGCCTTTAAGTACTTCCGCTTGGGTGTCGTACTCTTGGGTCAGTTCGGTCATGCGTGTACGTAGCTTGCGGTAAATTTTTACCAGCTTGTCTAACGGTACGGCTTCTTCTTCCATTGCTTCTCCTGTTATTTGTTTGTCTAAGGTTGGACAGTTTACATGTAATTTGATTCGTTGCAAGCCCCTTTCAAGATTTAATTTCAGTTTCGAACATATCGGTAAGAAGTGTGTTGTCACTAACCTTACCTTCCAGTACATGGAACATGCGCTTCTCAATCGGGCTACCCTGAATGTGAATCACAGTTACCTTGTCTGAATCTTGCCCCTTGCGATCAGCACGGGCACAGCACTGGATGTACTGTTCCACGCTCATGAGGGGCCCATAGAACACCACAGTGTCAGCGGCAGTCAGCGTGATGCCGTGCGCAGAAGCCGCAGGTTGCATGACCAATACCCTAGGGTCTGGCTCTGTCTGAAAGCGGTTGATCGTTTGCCCACGCTTGCTTGGCGTGATGTCTCCATGAATACACTCATTGACAATACCCTTCTTGGTGAGGTATCTGCTGATGGTGTCGATGGTGCTTCGGAATAACGCGAAGATGATGACCTTGCGATCAGTCTCCTCCAGTATCTCCTCCAGTACCGCAAGCCTAGGCGCTGAATCAAACTCAACAACTTCCTTGTCGTCTGTGTAAGCCGCACCACAACTGATCTGCAATAGCTTACTCACACCAGCGGCGGCATTGACTGCCGTGATGGTTTCTCCAGCGGCCTGCACAAGCATGCGCTCTTTGAGTAAGTTGTAATACTTGGCTTGTTGTGGAGTCATAGGTACTTCACGCACCATTGTCACGACAGGCGGCAGATCCAAACACTGTGCTTTGGTGTAGCGTATCGCAGGCTGAAGAGCCTCGTGCACCTTGTCCTTGGCATCTGCTTTAGCCGCCCACTTAAACATGGTGACCTTGTTCATGACCTGATCTCGCCACGCTGTGAAGAACTTAGGCACACCATCAGGGTTGACCAGCTTAGCCAACCCGTACGCATCCACAGGCGACTGCGATGCAGGCGTACCAGTCATCATCCACAAGTACGTGTTGGGGTTCAGGATCGAGTTGAGTGACTTCCAGCGTTTGGTTGTGATGGTCTTGTAAGCGTTAGCTTCATCAACAATCACAAGGTCAAAGCGGCCATCGTTGACCACCTCTTCGGCCACCAAGTTAAGCCCTTCGTAATTCGTGATGACAATCTCGTAATCTCTCTGGATCATCTCGATGCGCCGACTAGCTTGAGGATGGTGCGCTATGACGGCAGAGCGATGAATGATGCTGTTGTTGATGTCACCCATCCATGCGCTGTGCATGATCGACAAAGGGCACAGGATGAGAACCCTGCGCACCTTACCCAGCTTCATCAGGTAGTCAGCCGCCCATAGAGCCGACAGCGTCTTGCCAGTGCCGGGCTCAGAGAACACGAAGGCTCTCCTGTACATCGTCAAGAACGCCGCTGTCTCTATCTGGTGAGCCATGGGTGTGTAACGCCCCGGCCAGTCATAGCGCCTAGTGATAGGCGATGGTACATTTTTAACACCTAGGTTACGCAACACCCGCGCTTCATCAAGCCCCCAATACACCGCCACATCGTAGCCACCATCCATGCGCTCGATGATCTTGTGTTTGGGTATGACTTTGTATTTGTGCGGGTTCCTTGTGCGTAAGATAAGTGCTCTGTCTTCTACGATTTCCATTGCTTCTCCAAGCTATTATTTTCCGTTGTCGCTCTGGTTGGCGCTCTTACTACGCAGGCGTGTGTTGCCTGTTACTGACTTGCCCCCTGCACGCAGAGGTTTGATGTGGTCAATGTCCTTGCCTGCACGCTCAACACCCTTCTTGTCATAAGCTCTACGAGCTTTCTGACGCTCAACTTGATCGGCTGTCTCGCCTGTTTTCTTTTGCAGTTTGTATGCGTGTTTGTAGTCACGCTTGCCATTAGTCTGTGTCATGTTTAGTCCCTTTCTTTGAATTACATGAACGGCAAAGTATCTGGTAGTCAGCATGACGTTTGTGACACGCTTGCCACGCATCCTGAACTTGCGAACTCTTGATAAACCAGCCTGCACCCGTGGCATCGTTGGTTAACTCAACTGTACCTTGCTCGGCACAAAAAGCCAGCGCAATCTTCTTGAACGGCAGCTTCTTATGATCGACTGTGATAAGGGCTGTTGTGCCGCAGGCCACACAGACACGGGCGGCTGTGCCTTTGTACTCGGCCATTTGCTCGGCCACGGCTATGCGTAGCGCACGCATCAAGCTATCGTCTGGGGTAAGCGCTCTGTTCCATGACCACACGCGGAATGTTTCGCCGTCTTCTGAGTTGGCAATACAGCGTGGATCGTTTGGAAAAGATGGGTTAACGATTCGTTTATAGAAAAGAAAACTCCAACCTGTCAGGGCATTGAACTGCGCTACGTCGGTGTCATTAAAAAGCACACCATGCAACTGCCGATCAATCAGGGCTTGGATTTGTGCCTTGCGTTCTTTGATTGTTGCCATGTTAATGTTTAGGGTTGAACTCGCATCCGGTGACCTGACACCATCCGCATAGTGGGGTTTGATTGGGGTTCCATACGTCTGTCTCAAAGCATGCTTCGAGCCGCGCAGTACGCTCACGATACTTCCACCAGAAGGCTTCGGCTTGATCTCGTGTCATTTGCATCTTGACCATATCATCTTTGACAATGAACAGCAACGCTGAGTTGACCTTGCGGACGTGCGGGAAGTGCGCAAACACCATGAGCGACATCAACACAAGCTGATCCCTGTCGGGGTACTTGTTGTTGCCTGTCTTCCAATCTCCCACCCATGCGGTCAGGTTGTCATCGTTAACGATCAGGATGTCGGCAATGCCTCGAACCCAAACGTCAGGAGACTTCCAGTTGGTAGGACGTAAGTCCACCGTTAAGGCCATCTCGTACTCAGCTAGTGCCCTGCCTGACTTACTCAGCATGGCGTCCACTACAGGCTGGAACTGCGCATACTCGGGTGGTATCGGCGTCTTGTCCCTGATGTAGAACTCGATGGCTTCATGCACCTTGTTGCCGTACCGCGTGGCCTCAGTCTCTTGGAAGGGGTACTTCTTTAAGACCTTGACCTCGTGATACCTGCGCTGACAGCCCTCAAAATCTTTGAGGCTGCTGTGTGACCATGCTGGTTTTTTCATTCGAACTTCGCTGTTCTGATGGCTACTGTTAATCGGTTGGCAAACTGGGTAACGAACGCCTCGTTGTTGTTGAGGTCATGCTGTCCCATGTCCTCCAATATGGCGTGTACCACCTCATGCCAAAATGTGTCGGCCAGTTCATCTTTGGTGAACTTACGTCCAGTGATGTTGCTTGCTTTGCCAAGACGGATGCACTGCTCTGGGTAGAACGTGCGCCCCATGTCCTTGCGGTGGAGCATGGCTTCCACCACCTCCACGCTGTACCACTTCCTGCCGACTCTCATTCTTGTTGGTAACTTCATTCTTCTCCTTTATTGATTGTTTGTGGGTTGATCCCATGCGTTTACTGATTTGGAAAAGAAACTGTTTGGGCCAGTGACTTGTCCTGCAATCCATCGAGGCTTACGCTCCCTGTACTGAAAAAAGTGTTCCAGTTCTGGCACTTCTTGCCCCAGTTTGCGGGCGTATAGCGCAGTGTAATTGTTGTTGAGCTTTAGCCCGTCAGATGCGTTGGTCTCCATTGCATGCTCAAACCTGAGTACTTCAAACAATGCTTTCATCCCGTACTGATCGCGTCCAGTTTGCTTGATTGCCAATGCCAGACCTTTAAGCTTGCGGTATACCCACGGGTTTGCCGCATGAAACTGCTCAAACGCAATTGCAATCTTGTCGTCCATTTACTTCTCCTTAGTTTTTAGCTAACCCATACCTACGGTGCGCACCACCGTCAGCGGCCAATGGAATGCCCTGCATATAGCTTGGCTCCATAGTCATCTGCGCCAAGACCCAAGTCTTAGCTTCTTGCACCTCTGCATCAGGAACCACAACGATCTGCTCGTCATGCACTGTTCCCGCCACAAAGTATCTCTTTGCAGTACGTACCATCCCATCAGTCATCACGCATCTCGCTACGCCCTGCGTGACATTGTTGGTTATTTTTCCTGCATATATTTTAGTACGATCTGGCCCATATGTCCACTCAAGCTGATCTTTATTTGTTTTCTCGTCTGTGTACCGCCTGATGTTGAGGTCAGGATACAACAGCTTCATGCCAGAGGGTAGCTCGATCTCGCCCTTGCGGTAGATCAGGCACTTGTGCTTGTACTCACGCCCCTTGTACAGACACTCACCAATAAGCTGGGTGTTCAAATCCCAGAAGTCCACCACAGGCGTGGCTGTCGCCCTGTACTTGTCGATGATGGCTTTGGAAGCTAGGCAGTGGATAACTAGCTCTCTAGTAGTACAAGTGTGCGGTATAGCGTTGAGCTTTTCTACATTGACTTCCCAGTCTAAGAACTTCTGCGCGGCCTGCTGCGTGACCCCCAGCTTCTTCGCAAAGCCCAAGTCGTAGCGTTGTGGAGGTGCCCCAAGGAATCCCGTGAGGAGTTGAGAAGCAAAAGCCGCCCAGCCAAGACCGTATCCACAGCCAAGCAACGCGCTCTTCGCAGACTGCCGAAGGTCAGGGTGAGACTCTTTACTAAGGTTGGGTGTGTTGAACATCTGCGCACCGAACGCGGCGTAAGGGTCACCACCGGCCCTGAAGATCTCCAACATGTCTGTGTAGTCCGAAAGCCATGCGAGAACTCGTGGCTCAATCTGCGATAAATCGCCGACGACGAGTTGGTGGCCATCGGGAGCCATAATCGCTTTGCGTAGGAACGAGCCTCGCTTGAGGTTCTGCATGTTGATGGCCGAGCCCTTGCTTGCCGTCCACCGACCCGTTTGCGCGCCGTAGTAAGAAAGCGGAACAGGGAGCGCACCCCTTTGGCTGATCTCGAGGAATCGCTGTGCTCTGGTTCTCTCAGTGGTAGATTTAACCCGAAGACGCGCTTCACATAGAAGGGCAACGTCTTCACGTTCACTGTTGAGTAACGTTTGAAATAGGGCATCGCTTTTAGCGAGGGCGAGTGTCTCTTTCCCAGTCGTCTTACTTGTCTTGGTTGGCGGAACCACATTGAGTTTCGTAAGTAGTGCAGCAAACTGCTGATTCGACGCCAGTGAAGTTTCTTCCACGCCGAGCTTTTGTAATAGGGCTTCACGTTTTTCCTTTTCATCTAGTATGGCATCGGTCAGCATGTTAGGGTCAAGCTGTAGCACAGGGCGTGTGTACATCTTGAGCGTCATGTCGATGAGCCTTAACTCCTTGGATGGGTAAGCAACAACAAGTCTTTTGAATATTTCCTCGCACAGATACACATCATGTTTGCAGTAGTTCGCAAGTTCTTCCTCAACAACGGGGGTAAGTTCGGACAATCCGTTTGTCGAGTGAACAGCGTCACCTTTTGGGGCAAGTCCAAAGTCGTTGGCAAGCTTGGCAAGACTGTTACCAACTTCCACGCCACGTAAAGCTCGCGCCATCGATAACGTGTCGAAGATGAAACATG